CTTACAGATCATCAGAGTGGTCATGGTGAATTTGTAAAGGGTGTATGGGTATCTTGTAAGAGTATACCTGGACGTGCGTTTTACTTTGAAACTTATCTACCTGAGTATGCTGCGATGTATGACAAGTTACCGATCAGTGCCTTTGTAAGTGAACCTAAGACTCCTGAACCTGATATGAACCTTCCGAACTTACAGTTTTGGAACTGTATGGACTATGGAGTCGTCTCTATACACAAGCAGTTCATTGGTTCAATGGACTTTGAGTTGTATACAAGAGACCATGGTATTCAAAAAGGTACTTATATTTGTACAATAGATAATTATCATCAGGATTGTGACATGATTGACTATGCAACAAGCGAAAATCCTGCTGAACATAAGTCACATAACCTGATTGAACTAGATAATGGACAGTATGCACTCTATCCAAACAATAGAATGCGTATTTTTGATAATAGTTTAACTCCTGTTGACCCCAAAATGCCTGATTTCAAGGTTTCTACTCAGTTTTACTCAGTAGAAAATGGTTTTGAACGTCTTGGTATGGGTCGAGAGGACGAATACTTCTGGAAAACTGCTCAAGAACGCCAATTAGAGGACGAATAATGGCAAATTCACCCAATCCAGACAGAGATACAAAGTACATGATGGATACTTGGGGAACAAACCGACTTACTACAGACTATGGAGAGATAAAAATGCAAGAAAAAATGCTTAGAGAGATTACTGAGGATGAACTGACACCTAAAAAGTCCAATAAAAAGAAGGAAACTGAACTTTTTGAGCGTTTTGATGATTCTGGGAAAGTTTTTGAAAGAGAGAGTGGTTCAGAACCTCTTTTTGGGTGAATAAATAATATAGATTTAATATTTTAAATGCCGTTAGAACGGGTCAGTAGAGGATTTAAAGATATAAGTGGATCATTTTCTTTCAATCCACTCAATAATGACTTAATTGCACTCAAAAATGAGACTGCAATTGCTCGTTCTGTTCGAAATATCGTATTGACGCAACCAGGAGAAAAGTTTTTTGATCCTGATTTTGGTACAGATATATCATCTTCCCTTTTTGAGAATATGGGTGATATTTCAGCGGATATAATAAAAGGTCAAATTAGAAATTCAATCGCAGAATATGAACCTAGAGTAGAATTGGATGAAGTTATTGTTTCTCCAAACTATTCTACTCTAGAATTTGATGTAGTAATTGTTTATACTATTGTAGGTATTGATGCTCTTCCACAACAATTATCATTTGCATTACAGCAAACACGATAGATGGCACTAACAAATTTTTCAAATTTAGATTTCGATCAGATAAAACAATCAATTCGCGAATATTTGCGTGCGAATTCAAGTTTTACTGACTATGATTTTGATGGATCTAATCTATCAACTATCATTGATACCTTAGCATACAATACATATACGACCTCATATAATGCTAACATGCTTAGCAATGAGGTTTTTATTGATAGTGCTACTTTAAGAGAAAATGTAGTTTCTCTAGCGAGAAATATTGGATATGTACCAAGATCAGTAACATCTGCAAGAGCAAATGTAAGTTTCTTTGTTGATATTACAAATTTACCTATAAACAATCAAGAAGCAAACAGACCCCTACAGTTAATTTTACAAAAGGGAGTTGTTTTCACTACAGCTACCTTTAGAGGATCTCCTGCACAGAACTTGACATTTACTCTTAAAGATAATGTTACTGTTCCAATCGTCAATAATATTGCACGATTTAGTAATATAGAGATTATTGAAGGTACACCTGTTACTGAATCATTTACAGTCAATACATTAGTACCAAATCAAAAATTTATCCTATCAAATCCAAATATTGACACTTCAACGTTAAGTGTAACTGTACGAGATAGTCAAAGTTCTAGTACAACTGGAATATTTAATTTATCTAATAGTTTATTTGATGTAGATTCAAAATCAAAAGTTTTCTTCATTCAAGAAGTAGAAGATCAAAGATATGAACTCATTTTCGGTGACGGAGTATTTGGAAAAAAACTAGATGATGGAAATGTAATTGAAGTATCATATAATATCAGTCAAGGCGAATCTGGTAATGGTGCGTCAAGCTTTAACTATGCTGGTAGAATATTTGATAATCAAGGAAGATTGGTAACATCGGACATATCATTAGTTTCTACGGATTTAACTGGATATGGCGGAAAACCGATAGAATCAGTAGAGTATGTAAGAAAATATGCTCCTAGAATCTACTCAGCGCAGAATAGAGCAGTTACTGCAAGTGATTATGAAAGTATAATACCCAAAATTTATCCAAATATAGAGTCTATTTCAGCATTTGGTGGAGAAGAATTAGATCCTCCTAAGTTTGGCAGAGTTTTTATATCAATAAAACCTCTAAATGGTCCATTTTTATCGACTCAAGTCAAAGAAAATTTAAAAAGTCAGTTAAGGAAGTATAATGTTGCTGGTATAGTACCAGAAATTCTTGATTTAAAATACCTCTATATTGAATATGATAGTACAGTTTACTATAATCCAAACTTAGTTTCTAGCGCATCAAATGTTGTAAGCATAGTTTCAAATAATATCAATTCTTATGCAAAATCCTCAGAGTTAAATGCATACGGATCTAGATTCAAATATAGTAAGTTCTTAAAACTCATAGATGATTCCAATAATTCTATCACATCAAACGTTACCAAGATAAGAATAAGAAGAGATCTTAGAGCAGAATTGAATCAATTTGCAGATTATGAAATCTGTTATGGAAATGAGTTTCATATAGCATCAACATCTGGATTTAACATCAAATCTAGTGGATTCAGTATTGCTGGAGTAAACAACACAGTATATTTGACCGATATACCACAATCAGATTCTGAAGGAAAAATAATATTTTTTACTTTAGAAAATAGTTCTTACAAAATTGTTAGGTCTAATGCTGGGTCTATAAATTATAGTAAAGGTGAGATACTATTAAGTCCAGTAAATATAATAAGCACTTTAAAGCAGAAGAGTGATGATAATGTCATTGAAATTTCTGCAATCCCAAAATCTAATGATGTGATTGGATTGCAGGATTTATATTTGCAACTAGATATAGGTAATAGTTCTTTAACAACTTTAGAGGACTCTATATCTTCTGGAAGTGATATTTCTGGAACTCAATATAATAGTACGTCAAGCTATCTCAACGGATCCTTAATTAGAAACTAAGATAAAATGTTTAATAAAAGAGTCAAAGTATCTTCAATAATTAACAATCAACTTCCAGAGTTTGTTAGATCCGAATTTCCATTAGTATCTGAGTTTTTAAAACAATATTATCTCTCATTAGAATCTGATGGAAATCCATATGACTTGATGAATAATATTGACCAATATGTAAAGGTTGATAATATTTCAAATATCATCAAATCTACAACTTTGAGTGCAGATGTAGATTTATTTGATACTACAATTACAGTAAATTCTACTGCTGGATTTTCCGACTCTTTTGGATTAATTCAAATTAATAATGAAATTATTTCATATGAATCTAAAACAGATACTACTTTTGAAAATTGCTATAGAGGATTTTCTGGAGTAACTTCATACAACTCGGATTCAAATACTGACGAATTAACATTTTCATCCTCAGAATCTGCAAATCATTCCAGTGGAGTTACTGTAACAAACTTAAATTCATTATTAATCTCAGTATTTTTCAATAAGGTAAAGAAACAAGTAACTCCTGGATTTGAAAATAGAGAATTTTTCGAAGATCTGAATGAGAATTTATTCGTTAAGCAAGCAAATAATTTTTATACATCTAAAGGAACTAAAGAATCATTTAGAATTTTATTCAGTGCTATTTTTGGAAAACCTGTCCAAGTTATCTTACCACAAGATTATCTTTTCGAACCTTCAGATGCTGATTGGAGAGTAACTAAAGATTTAGTTGTAGAGGCAGTACAAGGAAATCCTTTGGATTTGGTGAACTCTACATTATATCAAAATGATTCTTCCGTTTCAAAATCTGCAAGAGGAACTATAACTTCAGTTGAGCAGATAAAGAAAAATAATAGTACTTTAATTACTTCCTTTACAGATGATTTTTCAGAAAAATCATCACAATCAGTTGTAAAAAATTACTTTATTTTAAGTTTAGATTTTGATTATGATAGAGATATTATTACGAAAGGAACTACTATTGGAGAATTTTCAATTCATCCCAAAACTGTTTTAGTTTCTGATATTAAAGCAGATGCCAATGGTATTGTCAATCAAAATTATTTGGATGTAGATTCTACGTTAGGATTTCCTTCAAGTGGAAATTTATATCTTGATCTTCCAAGCGGAAGTACTTTGCAAGTAACTTATACATCAAAAACTACTACCCAATTTCTTGGATGTACTGGCATAAATCAAGTTGTTGATGCTGGAGAAGAAGTAAAATATGATGATTATGCTTATGCATTTGATTTAGATGGAAATGAAGTCAGAGTTAGAGTTACAGGTGTAGTTTCTCAACCAGACCTTACAAAATCAAATTATTCATTATCTCCTGAAGATACCATAAAAATAAAATCATTGGGAAAATCTGAAGAAGATGAATTTAAATTAAATAATTGGATTTTTAATATCCCATCAAATTATAAGTTAAAATCTAATATCACTTTAATAAACAATGCAACATTCGAATATACTGTAGAGACTTTTGATTCTGTAGATTTTTTTGTTGGTGATGATATTTACCTGATTAGTTCGAAAACAGGTAGAACTCCAAATGGAAAAATAACATCTAAAGATGGTAACATACTATCCATATCCGGTCAGGGAGAATTGGATGTTTCTGCAAATTATACAATTAATAGATTAGTATCTAAGGTAAAAGTTGATATTTCAAAATATCCAGAATTAGAAAATTTAACAACTTTAAACGCAAATATCTCAAATATTTATTATGATGATAGTGACAAATCCATTTATGTTTCTTTTCCATCTCTCCCTAACTATACTGGAGTACAGTTTGAAATTCTAGATTTAAAACATGAAATAAGTGGATTTTCATTTGATTCTGATGATAACGCCGATACAGTCATTAATCTGAAAACACTATCACCCTCATTACAAAATAAGAATTCTTATTTAACTGGAGACTTATTAATATTAAAAATTAATAATACTAATGATGATCAAATTATTGGATTTGTTAGAAGAATTTCTAATAATCAAATCAAATTATCACAAACTAGAAGTAACTTAGTTGCGGAAAAATATATAGATTTCTCTAAGTATGATGCAACTAATGCTACTGTAGAGCCCTTTAGTTCAAATGATCTCAATTTAACAACAGGAAAATATTTTACCAAGTCTCTGCAATCACAGAATCTTATTAGGAAAATAAGTGCCCCAGAAGCAAATGGTTCAAGTTTTGCAGAAACAAAATCCGGTTCTATAGGAATATTTTTAAATGGTGTAGAAATAGAAAATTATAAGTCAAAAGATTCTATTTTTTATGGAAAAATAAATTCTTTTGATGTGTTGTCCGAAGGAACTGGATATGATGTAATAAATCCACCAATTTTAACAGTATCTGATTCTACTGGAATTGGTGTGTCTGGAAATTGCTCAGTTTCTGGTTCACTAGAAAGAATAGATATTTTAGATCAGGGATTTAATTATCTAGAAATACCCCAAATCACTATTACTGGTGGGAATTTCAATACTAATGCAAAAGCAAAAGCTTCTTTGATTACATATGATTATACTGTAGATTTCTTTGCTAACTCTAGTTCAGTATCATCCGATAGCATCACATTTGATAAACCTCATAATTTTTCAGATTCCGAAGAGGTCATATATCAAACAAATGATCTTTCAAATATTGTAGGATTATCCACAAACTCTTCATATTTCGTAAAAGTTGTTGGTATTAATACAATACAACTCTGCACAAGTGAAGAGAATGTTGTTTCTGGTATTGTAACTTCAATTTCAGTTACATCAGATATTGGTGTCCAAAGATTCAAATCTGCTATTAAAAAGAGAAAATTAGAATCTGTTATTATTGAAAATCCAGGAAGCGGATATACTAATAAAAAAATATTTGCATATAATTCCAATTCCGGAATTAGTACTTTTAAAAATTCTGTCAAAATTGAAAATCACGGATTTAAGACTGGTGAAATAATTTCATACACACCAGTATCAGATTCTATTGGAGGTTTAACAACTTCTAATTATTATGTTGGAACTATTGATGATGATAATTTTAGACTTTATGAAATTGTTGATGAAGAAGGGAAATTACCGAACTTCAAATTACAAACAAATCAATATGTAGAGTTTACTTCTATTGGTGGAGAAGCACATGAATTTAAATATCCAGATATTGAAGTAAGTATCTCTGGTAACTTACAAGTTCCAACTTTAAATACTGATTCTACATCATTCCAAGCATCACTTCAACCAATTTTTAGAGGACAAATAAAATCAGTATTTGTAACCTCAAATGGATCTGGTTATGGGGATAATGAAGTTATTAATTACTCAAAACAACCACAAATACTCTTAAATTCTGGTTCTAAAGCAGAAGTGGGATTTATTGTAAATGGAGGAAAAATATCTTCTGTTTTTGTAACTAATTCTGGAGATGGTTATAATTCTCCTCCAAATATAGTAATTAATGGAGATGGAAGCGGAGCAAAATTAGTTCCAGTAATTAATAACTCTGGTGGTCTTGAAGATGTGATTATAGTTTCTGGTGGAGGAGGATATACTAAAAATAATACTACTATTAATATTACTACTTCTGGTCAGGACGCAAAATTATTTGCTAATATTAATGAGTGGGTTATTAACTTACCAAAAAGAGTTCCATCTTTAATAAATCAATTTGATATTTCAAATAATGATGATGGTTATGTTACTACAGGTCTTAATGAAGTTGGATTGCAGTATAAGCACATTTATGGAAGTAGATTCTTACGAAATATTTTAAATGATACTAATGATAACCAGCATTCTCCAATAATTGGATGGGCTTATGATGGAAATCCAATCTATGGTCCATATGCTTATGAGACTCCTACAGGAGGACCAATCAAAAAAATGATTTCTGGTTATCGACCAGTAAATTCAAATATAGGAAATGAATTTAGACCCAAGATTGCAAATGATGATCGGGGATTTTTTGTAAATGATTATGAATTTACAAGTCCACCTGAATCTGACTTAGATATTTTTAATGGAAGATATTGCATTACGCCCGAATTTCCTCAAGGTGTTTATGCTTATTTTGCTACTTTGGAAGAAAATGATGACAGACCAGCATTCCCGTATTTAATTGGAAACTTTTACAAATCGAAACCAATAGACTTTAATTTTGATTTTGAATCAAATTCTAATGATATTGATATAAACTCAAAACAATGGTTAAGAAATACATATCCATACAATCAAACAAAGGAGAATAGTTCTTATAATTACTTTTTAAATTCTAAAGACTTAGAGGTAGATTTTGATGTCAAGAATGTAAGTTCTGGGTATATTGATTCTATTTCTATTAGAAGTGGAGGAAAAAATTATAAAGTTAATGATCGCATTTTATTTACGGAAAGTCCAGAAGGAAAAAATGCTTCTGCTATAGTAAGTAAAGTGACAGGAAAATCTATTGATAATATTTCATGTACCACTACTACTATTGAAAATATAGAACTAGAAAAAGAAGGATCTTTATATGTTGGATATTCAACTTCTCCACACAGTTTTGTAAATAATAGTTTTGCGAATATTTCTTCCCCATTAGAAAAAGAACAATACACTAAAGTTTTTGTAGAAGAAAAAACATTATCTTTAGTTGGTGCAGCAACCAGTGTTGGTCTTGGAACTATTGGAGAGACTGGAATTTCTACTTATATAAATGTTAGTGGAAATCTAGATCGGATTAGAGAAAATGATATTTACAGAATAAATTCTGAAGATTTAAAGGTTTTAAATATTGATTATCGTTCATCTAGACTTAGAGTACTAAGAGCACAAAATGGAACTTCTGGATTAAGTTCACATTATGCAGGAATAGCAATAACAGAATCTCCAAGAAGTTTTCAAGTAAATTATGTAGCATCTGGAGATTACAACTCTAAAGTAAATAAAGAATTTTATTTCAATCCATCTGAATCTGTTGGATTAGGTACTACATCTGGTGTTGGAATTACATCAACATTATATTTTTCAAATCCTGGTGTTGGAGACACTACATTAACAATCCTTACACAATCAATTTATTTACCTAATCACGATTTAAATACGGGTGATAAAATATCATATCAAACGAATGGAGGTTCTCCAATAACCGCAGAATTTCCAATAGGTATAGGTAATTCTTTAGATTCATACTCTGAGTTATTTGTATCTAAATTAACAAATGATTTAATTGGTATATCATCTGTTAAAGTTGCTATAAATTCCGAAGGTGTGTTTGCTGGTATAGGATCAACAACATCTTCTATTGGATTGCTATATTTTACTGGAGTTGGAACAAACACTTATCATAGTTTTAAAACGATTTATGACAATGTATTGACAGTTGAAACAAATCAAAATAATGTTAATGTTTCTACAGCAGAAACACATGGATTGTCTCTTCAAGATACTATTACGTTAAATTTAGAGTCTAGTGTAACTAAAACTTTAGTTGTAAAATACAATGATTACAATAGACGTTTTGTTGTAAATCCATTAACAATATCTTCAGTAGATACAGAAACTAATACTTTATTAATTGCGAATAATAATCTAAATTTTGGCGAAAAAATTCTTTTTGAGGAGACTACTGAAATACAGGGATTAGTCAACAATCGTTTATACTTCGTAAGTCCAGTAAATTCTAATGAATTTAAATTATCTGAAACCCAATATGATTTGGAAAATCAAATTTTTGTTGGAATAACTTCAGAAGGAACTGGATCGATATCAAGAGTTAATCCTGGAATAGATGTATATGACTTTGAAACTATTATCTTCGACCTTTCAGATGAAAGTCTTTCATATGAAACTGGCGGATTATCTAGAATATCTTCATTTGATTTTAAACTTTTTTATGATAAAGAATATTCTGAAGAATTATATGATGGGAGTTTTGATGATTATAGTATTACTAGACAAGGTGAGATTGGCGTAGATCCAACTGCTAGTGTATCATTCACACCAAAAAATGATACTCCAAGAAAGTTATACTACAATTTAGTTTCAATTGATTCTGCAAATAATCCACAAATCAAAAAAGATTTAATCAATGATCAAGAACAAATTGTTTTTAATGAAATTAACTTAAAAACTTCCATATATTCTGGAAATCATGTTTTGGTTGGAATCGCTAGCACTTCATTTTCATACGAATTGCGAGACTATCCAGAATCTATCTCATATGATTCAAGTAACTCCAAAATCACATATTTAACTTCAAATAAAAATGTTTCTGGGGAAATAGGAGAGATAAAACTTCTAAATCCTGGATATGGATATAAAAAATTGCCAAAAATTTCTGTTGATTCTGATTCTGGAACTTTTGCAGAATTAGTTCCAGAATCAGAATCAATAGGACTAGTTGAAAATGTATCTAGAAATATTGTTGGATACAATTATTCCATTGACAACACTATAAGACCCTCTTGCTTATTCCCATCAATAATAAAGTTATCTCCATCATATATTTTCGAGTCTATTTCTGTTGTCGATAGAGGATTCGGATATACATTAAACACAAATTTAGTTGTTATTGATGGTGAATCAAACAAACTAATAGAAGATACCAAATTAGAATATGATGTTTCATTAGATACAGTAAAAATTATAAAAAATACTGATGGAATATCTGGATTTGATCCTATTTTAATACCAGTCAACAATAGTAATGCTCTAGGGATTAATACAGTTTCATATAATGAATCGAACAAGACTATAACTGTTTATTTTTCTAATACTTTTAGTGATCCTGAGGACTTTCCTTTTGAAGTTGGAACAAGAGTGTTAGTTGAAGGATTCTCAATTAAAGTAGCAGGAAACTTAAATTATAATTCTTCTAATTTTGATTATGCTTTATTTGAAATTGTAAGTATTGATCCAAACTTGGGTGGAGCAAATGGATCTATTACATATGATGTTTCTGAGTATGTTCTTTCTGGTCAAACTTTTGGGGAACCAGATTATGAAAATTCGAATCAAGCAGTTGTTCCAGAATCATATTTTCCAAAATTCAAATCTGTATTAGTGAGATCATCTTTTTCTGTTGGAGAAACTATTACTTCAGAAAATTTAAAGGGTGTAATTGAAAGTTGGTATCCAGATGCATCAACTGTTATTGTATCTACAAAAGATAAATTTGAAAAAGATCAAGTTATAAAGGGACAAACAACTAATTCTAAAGCAACTATTTTATCTGTTAATAATGCAGAGTCTACTTATAATATCAATTCCAATTATGTCTCCGAAAGATTTTGGGGTGGTATAAACAAAGGATTCCTAAATGACAATTTACAGAGAATTCATGATAATGATTATTATCAATATTTTTCATATGATTTAAAATCTGAAATTACTTTTGATCAATGGAATGAATCTGTATCGAGTCTCAATCATACTGCAGGATTTAAAAAATTCTCAACTGCAGAAGTTGTTAAGGTTACTCCTGATGATTCTAGACAATCATCAGATCAAAATGAAGGAACTGTAACAGCTGTAAACAATGTATTTGCAAAGGTAGATATTGATTGCGACTATAATTTTGATTTAGCTAGTGAAAATATATTTTCGATAGATGATACAAATGCAAGTAATCAAATAATATTTGAATCTCAAATTATTCAAGATTATATTAAATCTATAGGTAATAAAGTATTAATAATTGATGACATATCTGATCAATTTAATAATGTAAGTAGACCTGAAACTTTTTCTGTTATCAATACGATTGATGACTTAAACGATAGATACTTTAAATTTTTTATAAAAGTTAAAGATGAGTTATTTGCAAATGAAGAAATGTTCTCCATTTTTACTGGAATCTTTGATGATGCTAGTGCATACGTAAATCAGTACCTAGACATATATTCATCGGCCTCTTCTTTGGGAAGTTATGATGTAGAAGTGTTTTCAAACACCGCTGAAATAAGATTTTTTCCAGTCAAAACAGACGATAATAATTATACATTGTCTTTCTGCAAATTTTCAATTTCAGATCTTTACACCGGAATATCAACTATTTCTCTTGGAGATTCTGTAAATGTTCAATCTTATGGTGTAAGTGTTCCATCAGGAACATCGGGGATTACTACTTTTGTTTCTATTGGATCATCATATAGATCTTTAAAACTTCACACATTAATATCAGACACTGTTAATGATGAGTATGAATCACTTGAAATGAATATAGTTCATGATGGAACTAATGCATATTTGACACAATACTCTAATTTAGAAACTAGTGAAACTTTATTTTCTGGAATAGGTACATTTGGTGCTAATGTTTCTGGATCTGATCTGGTAGTAACTCTAACACCAAATGTAGCAACTGCAGCAACATACACAATAAATTCACTGTTGATTGGCATTGGAGATACTACATTAACGACAACAGGGGAATCTCAACTAAATCAAAGTCTTCTCAGATCTAGATTCACTACTATTGCTTCTTCACCAACTCCTTCAGTTGTAGCAATATCAACACATTATACAGAATCATATAGTTCATCTTACTATGTTATATCAATTGAAGATGTAACTAATCAAGAGTATGAGATTAGAGAACTTGTATCGTTTTATAATGAAGATGCAGATTATAATGAATTTATAGAATATGGTATAGTTCCTACAGCATCTTCTCTAGGAATTTTAACTACGGGAATTCTTGGTTCTGGAGTAGGAAGAACAACAAATATATTCTTTACTCCAAATGCAAATATTGATTATGAAATCAAAACTTTTGAAGTCTTGTTTGGTCAAAATGATAATGAAGTTGCATATGATTTAAATTCTGCAGAGATAGAAGCAGACTTTTCTGATTATGTTGGAAGAAATAATGATTTAAAAACTGGTTTTAATTTAACACATCAACAAATTCCTATATTTAAGAGAGATATTGATGCCACTGATAATTCTGTTGTCGATATAGATAATGACATTATTTTTATTCCAAATCATTTCTTTAAAAATGGAGAAGAGATAGAGTATTCTTATACTTCAGTTCAATCTCCTATTGGAATAGCAACAACAACTATACCTGGCATAGGATCTACAGATAAGTTACCATCAACATTATACATTGTCAAAATTGATGATCTTAGAGTAAGAGTTTCTGGATCTGCTTCAGAGGCATTATCATTTATACCTACTTACTTAGATTTAAATACCCTTGGAGTCGGTACTGATCATAAGTTTAGTTCGAAAAAACAAAATACTAAGGCATTGATAAGTGTCGATAATATTATTCAATCACCTGTAGTTTCTACAGGAAAAACTACTCTTTTGTCTTCCAATCTTAGTTCTTTGTCTACTATAGTAACAGTTGATAATTCCCTCCAAATAGGAGGAAATGATTTATTGAAAATAGATGATGAAATAGTACAAGTTAAAGTTGTTGGTTATAATGGAAATAGTAATGATTTGTTGGTATTAAGATCAAGATTGGGAACAGATCTCAAATCTCATCTTGCAGGGACTTTAGTATCTAGAGTTGAAGCAAATTATAATATCGTTGACAATACACTGCATTTTGCTGAAGCTCCTTATGGAAATGTTCCTGATGAAAATCCATCAGATCCAGAAGAAGTTGATTTCTCTGGATTGAAAGTTAATTCTAAATTTAGTGGAAGAGTATTTTTAAAATCTGGTATTACTGATACTGATATTACACCTTATAGTGATAATTATGTTTTTGATTCATTGTCAGAAAATTTTGATGGGTCTGAAAATACTTTCACTTTACAATCTAATTTTCAAGATGTTGCAGGAATATCAACTAACAACGCAATAACTTTAGTTAGATCAATATTCCAACTTCCAGATGCTCTTAGAGTTGATTCAAGTTTGAATGATGAAGATTATACATTATCAGAAAATTCTGGAATAACTTCTATAACATTTTCTGGATCTGGTATTGGAGCAGATTATGATGTAAATACTGCAAATTTACCAAGAGGTGGAGTTATAGTTTCTGTTGGTTCATCTGCAGGATTTGGATATCAACCTTTAGTTTCTGCAGGAGGAACTGCTATTGTTTCTGGATTGGGTACTATCTCATCAATTAGTATTGGAAATAGTGGTTCTGGATATAGAGCAGGAATTCAAACCGTAGTTAATGTTGGTGTTGCCTCGACTGAAGGTGAACCATTTATAGAGATTGTTGGAACGGCAACGATTAGTGATGGAAATATTGTAAGTGTTGCTATTACCAATCCAGGTAGTGGTTATATATCATCAAATCCACCAACTGTCGTATTTGATGATCCACTTCCATATTCTAATGTTCCATTAGTTTATAGTTCATCAACACCACAAGCAGGATTGGGAACAGAAGCAACTGTTGATATAGTTGTAAGTCCAGATACTAGTGTATTGACTTTTGAAATTAAAAACTTTGGATATGGATATAATATAGATGACATTTTAACTGTAGATATTGGAGGACTTAGTGGAATTCCAACAGACACTTCTGTTTCATTCTCAGAATTCCAGTTAACTATTGATGAAACGTATGAAGATCAGTTTGCATCTTGGCATTTAGGTAAATTGACCGTATTTGATCCTATTGATACTTTGATTGATGGCAAGAGAAGATTTTTCCCACTTAAAATTGATGGAGTTCAAACTTCTATAGAATCTTCGCCAGGATCTAGTATTGATCTCCAAGCAAATTTAATTGTTATTATTAATGATATCCTCCAAGTTCCAGGCGAATCTTACATTTTTGATGGTGGTAGTGTAATAGAGTTTATAGAACCTCCATTATCTTTATCAGATCCATCTTCTGGTCTTTCAAATATTAGTAAATCGAAAATACTTTTTTTCGCAGGAACAGATGGAATAGACACTGAGTTAGTGGATGTCTTACAAACGGTTAAAGTTGGAGATACTCTTCAATTGCAATCAGATACTTTAGGGTTGACAGAAAATCCAAGATCAGTTCAAGAAATTATTTCTTCCGATGCAGTAAGAACAAATGTTTATACTCAACCAGGATTATCTAATGACCAATCTTTACTTAGAGAGGTTATTTGGTGTAAGCAGAAGAATGATTTATTCTTATCTGGAGCAAATTTCTCTATTACAGGCATAGCAAATTCTACTCAAGGATTTGTAGTTTCAAAATCTAGAGAATCTTATGAACCTTATATTAATCCATCAGCATATCTCATAAAAGATATTTCTGTATCTGATACTGAAATTTTTGTTGATAGTCTAGAGACTTTCTTCGAGAGTGAAGATGAAGTCGGAACAAATCCAGATGATGCATTTAGAACAATAATAATAAATTCTCAAGATAGATTAGTTTCTTGTGCGGCAACAGCAGTTGTATCATCTGCTGGCACTATAACTTCTATTGAAATTAGTAACTCTGGTTTTGGATATAATACCACCCCAAATGTCTATATTTCTTCTCCATTAGATTCTGGAACTACTGCTACCGCCACTGCAGTAATTTCTGGTTCTACTATTGGATCTATAAATGTTACCAATCCAGGAAGTGGATATACTACAACAAGTATACCATCAGTACTGATAGATTCTCCAACATCATCATTTGAAAAAGCAGTTGATGTATCATATGAAGGAGATTTTGGAATTATTACTGGAATTAGCACCACTTCAGTTGGAGTTGCATCAACAGGAATAGTATTTGATTTTTATATTCCAGAAGATTCTTATATTAGAGATAGTGAAATAAATACTGTGGGAACGGGAGCAACTGGTCTTAGTGGTATTCAAACAGGATACTATTTTGTTCTCAGAGGAACTAATGTTGGTAGTGGACTAACTTCTTTGGATGAAAATGGTCAAATTATTGGCATTGGATCTACATTTATAGATAATGTTTATAGAGCAGCAGCAGTTTCGATAGCACAAACTACTGTTAGTGGAGTTGGAACAACTACAATTGCACAAGTTACTGTTAGTGTTTCTGATTACAATGGTATAGTAAGTCTTGGTCAAACATATTATTATGGACAATATAGTTGGGGAAGAATTTATGATTTGAGAAGAACTGCGGCAAAACAGTTCAGTGTTTACAATAATGGAATTGTTGGAATCGAAACATCTCCAATTGTTCAGAGGTATAAACCTCTAAAAAATGAATTATATCAATCATAAATAACTAAAAAATCGCACCAATGTCAGCAATTATAACTGATCAATTAAGGGTATTGAATGCTAATAGGTTTGTGAAAGAGGTTTCTTCCACAGCAAACTCATATTATGCTTTTGTAGGATTGCCAAATGCTACTGAGTATTCCTCAGATTGGGATATTAATCCCGCATCACCAAAAGATAGTTTTGATGATGAAAATGATTATTGGGATACTATGATTGGATTGTCCAAGATTTTACCTGATAATGCTCGTCAAGTTGTAACAAAGAACGAGTGGGAGACTGGGGCAATATATGATATGTACAGACATGATGTAACATCAAGAGTTTTGAGTAATGGGGAGAAAAAAGTTTCTCCCCAATCTGGTGCAACTAGTTTATATTCCTCTTTATTTTATGTTGTAAATAGAAATCTTCAAGTATACATTTGTTTGTATAATGGCGCATCACCTGAAAATCAATTCAAAGGAAATCTGTCTTTAGATGAACCAACCTTCACCGATCTTGAGCCAAGAGCAGCAGGAAATAGTGGTGATGGGTATATTTGGAAATATTTGTATACAATAACACCAACTGATATTGTAAAATTTGATTCTATTTTTTACATTACAACTCCAAAAGATTGGAGCACTAATGAAGAGACTCAAGCAGTAAGAAATCACGCTACTACTAGTGGACAATTAAAAATTGCTACGATTAGAAACAGAGGAGTTGATGTCGGTCAAGCAAACACTACATATACAGGTATTCCCATCAAAGGCGATGGATCAGGCGCTGAAGCAACTATAGTAATTAATAATCAAAGAAAAGTTGACTCCGTTGTAATTTCTAAAGGAGGATCTGGATACACTTATGGTTCTATAGATTTCAAATCAGTTGGTTTAACTGCAGATACAGATCCAGTATTTGATGTAATCATTCCACCTAAAGGAGGTCATGGATTTGATGTTTATAGAGAACTTGGTGCTTCTTCCGTTCTCTTATATACTAGAATTGAAAATACAACAGAAAACCCAGATTTCATAACTGGAAACCAAATTTCTAGATTTGGAATAGTAGAAAATCCTACTAAGTATAATACTGAAGAATTATTAGATTCTCCTACAGTTAGTTCTTTGTATGCACTAAAATTAACAAATCCTGATGGTGCGAATGCCGATTACTACAAAACAAGAATTATTCCTGCAGATTCTTATGTAACTCAAACAGTTGGAACAGGAATTACTGCTGTGGGAAGAGTTATCTCATATGATAAAAATACTGGTGTATTAAAATACTGGCAAGATAGAAGACTTGTTGGATTTAATACCGATGGATCTAGAAATTCTTCCCCTACATATGGATTCAATCAGGATAGATTTACATCATCACCTTCAAGTAACGATTTAAATGTCAACTTTGATAATGGTGATGTTTTGAAGATAGATTCTACATTTACTGGTTCTACAGAGACAATAAATAGTAGTACTGTACAACTTGGTCAAAACTTTGAAGGTGGTATTTCAAATCCAGAGGTAGAAAAATACTCTGGAAATATAATTTATGTTGATAATAGACCTTCTATTACAAGATCGTCAAACCAAAAAGAAGATATTAAAGTAATTTTGCAATTCTAAAGACTCATGCCCCAGGAAACTAATCTTAACGTATCACCTTACTTTGACGATTTTGATCCTCAAAAAAATTATTATAAAGTTCTTTTTAAACCAGGATATCCTGTTCAAGCAAGAGAATTAAATAATCTCCAATCTATTGCACAGTATCAAACAGAACAGTTTGGAACTCATATTTTTAAAGAAGGATCTGTAGTTATTCCTGGTCAACTGCAGTATACAAATCCACTTTATGCTGTACAGATTGAATCAATATACAATGGAATTCCTGTATCTCTTTATTTTGATAATCTTTTGGGGGCAAAAATAAAAGGATTTAATAGTGGAGTAACAGCAGAAATTGTATATCTCTTAAATGCTGAAGATTCTACTAATGGCAATTACACATTATATGTAAAATATCTTCAAAGTGGTGGAGAAAATTTTGATAAGAAAATATTCGATAGTAATGAGACTTTAATTTTAGATACAGCAGTAAGCTATTCGAATATAGTCATTCAACCAGGAGAGGGTTTTTGCAATACATTATTTGAAAATGCAATAACAGAAGGATCTTCTGTAACTGTCAATAAAGGTGTTTACTTTGTTAGGGGTATTTTTGCAAATGTAGATACACAGACAATACTTTTAGATCAATATGGAATCAATCCATCATACAAAGTTGGATTTGATGTGGTAGAAAAAATTGTAAACTCTAATGAAGATTCGACATTATTTGATAATGCAAAAGGATTTACAAATTTTTCTGCTCCTGGAGCAGATAGATTTAAACTAGAGCTTGTATTAACAAAAAAATCTATTGATGATCTTCAAACAGATTCTTTTGTAGAGATACTAAGAATTGAGAATGGTACTCCGCAATTTTTTACCGAAAATCCTCAATACAATATTTTAAGAGATCAATTAGCAAGAAGAACATACGATGAGTCTGGGAATTATTTTGTAAAACCATTTACACTTTTTGTTAGAGATTCTCTAAACGACAGAACTCTTTCCAATGGTATATTTTTTGAAGATCAAAAGACGGTTCAAGGAAATGTTCCATCGGAAGATACGATGGTGTATCAGATTGGACCTGGAAAAGCATATGTGCAGGGATATGATGTAGAGACCATTTCTGCTACTTTATTAGATGCTAACAAAGCAAGAACGACAAAAGAATCTGACAACCAGTCGGTAGGTTTTAGTGCAGGTTCTTTAACCATAGTAAACAATGTTTATGGTTCAGTAACACCAGGTTTGGGTACAGACTCTGTTATAAGTTTGATGGATTCCAGAATTGGAGCAACTCCACATGTTGCAACAGGAACTACTATTGGATATGCAAGAGTTTATGATTTTGTTCCAGAATCTAGTTATATTGATGACACTAGTAGATTTGAACTTAGATTATTTGATATACAGACTTTTACGACTATTGGATTAACTACTTCATTAACAAATACATTAACAACACCAGCTTTTATTGAAGGAAAAAGAAGTGGTTCTTCTGGATACTTAGTATCAGATACTTCATCAGGTAGTAATTCTCTAACTTTATATCAAGTCAGTGGAAGATTTTTGGAGAATGAACCATTTAAGATAAATGGTATTGATAATTCTAGATTAATCAATTCTGTAACTGATTATTCAATTAGAGATGTAAAATCATTATATTCGTTGACTGGTATTTCCACATTCAATGCTGATGTTGTTCTTTCAAAAAAATCATACATCAGTTCTCCAGGAACTACATTTAATATTACAGCATCTAGTGGAGGAATTAGCACGGTTTCTGTTGGTTTGGATAAAAACTTTACCAATTTGATAAAAATTGGAGACATTGTTTCATATTCATCATTAAATAGTGATCCAATTTTTAATAAAGTAACTAATGTAAGTGTTGGTGGAACTTTCTTTGAGATAGAATCTGTAGAATCTGTTAGTGGTATTTGTAATGGTCAATTACCTACATCTACAGAAAGCGTAACTAATATATTGAAACTTGAATCTAATATTCCAGGTTCTGGTTCATTGTTGACTAAACTCAGGAATATAAACATTTCTTCATTAAATTTTGCAGAAAATGAAATAATTCAAAGAAGAACTTTTACTGGAACTTTCAGTGGAAATACGATTGAAGTAAATATACCATCTGAAGATACTGATATCTACTTCGAATCATTTGATGAAGATAGGTATGTTTTATCTTATACTGATGGCACATACGAGAAACTAAGGAGAGATCAATTCAATTTAGGTGCTTCTGGCAAAACTGTCACGCTTTTAAATCTCGCCAAATCTTCTGGTGATTATGAATTGATTGCTACAGTTAAAAACTTAGATTTAACTTCAAAATCTAAAAAGTTAAATAAAACT